GTCGTCAATAGTGCGAAGAGCATCTTCTCTAAACTGGTCAGATAAAAGCGCTTTATCTTTAACACCACCAAAGGTTTCAATTAGCTCGTCGGCCTTTCTGCGCGTCGCTTCAATAAATCTGTTAGCTTGTGCGTTTAATTCGCTACCGGGCAGGGCGCGCAATCCGCCCTCAACTTCTCTGTATTGCGGGTTTCTGCTTAGCTGCGAAAAGATAGGTTCAGCATCGATTTCAAGCGAATCAATCGCCTGTAAAATTTTAGGGTCAGAATCGACCAAAGCCGCAACCTCTTCTGGTGTCGCTTTCTGTATTGCCTGCGCTGTACGCTGCACCGCTGATTCAGTTGGCTTTCCTTGTAATGGCGTAGCTGCCCCACCTGCTCTGGCGGATTGGATTTCAGCTTGCCTTACACTTTCACCTGCCCGTCTAGCCGCTGCATTTCTTACGCCTCGCGCCATTAACCCACCAGCACCAGCAGTTGCAACCTCTGAAATATCAGGTGTTAGTGTTTCAACTGCTGCTGCAAGGAATGGTGAGCCAGTAGCCTCAAATACACCTTGACTAACAACTTCACCAGTTTGTCTATTGCGAATATCAGATGCTAATTCTCTTGCGCCTTCTTCGCCAATAAACGGCATCGCTGCACCACTAATTAACATGCTTGGCGCTGTTTTTATAGCAGTGCCAGCCGCATCAGCTAAAGCCATACCGCCCTCAAGTATTTGTTCGCCTGTTCGTGTTTCAGGTGCAAATCTAGTAGCTATATCTTGCTGCATTGAGCGCACCGCTTCAGCAGCCTTTTCTGTGTCGCCTGTGCGTATTAATTCGTAAATACCACCAAGACCGGAGCCAACAGCCCCCAATACGTTAGCTCCAACAGACTGTAAAGCCTCACCAGTACCTTCTAAAATACCACCCTCAGGCTGCACTTCCTGCATTCCGTAGTATTCAGAAAAAACCTGTTGTATTTCCTGTTCGCTTGGCGGCGTGTCACCAGATAGTCGTAATTTGCGACCAGTCTCGGGGTCTGTAACTTCGTAAGTAGGCATCAGTTAACCTCTTGCACTTGGAATCTACCAACATTTCTAATTTGCGTTTGAGCTTCATTAAAGCCCTCTTCACGCTGCGACAACTCAGGTGTAATGCCTTCTTCTTTCCATGCCTTAAGCATGCCGCGTTCAGTGCCATTCTCACTGACGTAGTTAGCTTTAAAGTCGTTATATTGCTTGCGGTAATTAGATAGCTTGGCTAATCCACGAAGATAAGAAGCAATGTATTCAGCGCTTGCCGTATCCGGTGGGAATGGCTTCATAACAAGCTCAATATCCTTATCAGTTGCCGGCCCTTGTGGAAGATTCTTAATGCCCTCAGAAACTTTGATTTGCTGTACATCTCTACGTAACTGGGTTTTCCAATCGCTATCGCCTGTAAACTCTTTAAGCTTCTCGCCCCATCCAGCCTCAAAGAATCCTGAGCCTATTTCATCGCCAGCTTGAATAATTTGTTCAGCTAGGTCGTTGTATTTAATCTCGTTAGCAGACGACTCAGCCGCCTCGTCAGTAAAGCTCGATAAGCGCTTTTGTAGGTGCGCCGAAAGCTCGCGACCTTCTTTTGTTATGAATCCAACAGCTTGTGCGTACTGCTTCGCCGCTACTGGGTCTTCCTTTTTTAGTCGCTGGTATTCTTTCCAATCGCGCTGCGCAGTTGTTGGTGCGGCTTCCCGACCAGTCTGCACATACCCCTTTGCCATACCAAAAGCCTCTGCCGCTGCTGGGTCGCGTTTTTGTAGCTCTTGATAGTAATTAAAGTCAGCCTGTGCGGTTGTCGGCTTCTCGCCTGCACTACCCTGCAACATAGCTAACTGTTCTTTATTTAAGTATCGACCTGCAAGCATGTTTGCGTAACCGTCACGCTGCGCGGGGTCCATTGCTAGTAAATCATCGTCAATACTAAATGGAGTCTGGCTGGCTGTCTTTTGTAGGAACGCGTCGCGCTGACCTGCTGGTGTGGTCAAGTATTGCTCTAACCATCCACCAACTTGTTGCGCTTGCTGTTCATTCTGGATACCCAGGCCTTTGTCGATTTGCGCGGCATACTCTGGCGCTTCAACCCATAATTGCTGTGAGGCGGTTAAATCACCACTAACCGCCTTGCTTGCTAGGTCTTTTAGCATTGATTGTTTTTGCATAGCCGCTTCACGGTCTTGCTGACCTTGCTCAAACTGAGTACGGCGCATGTCCATTATTTCATTTTGCTGCCATTGGTTGCCCATGTTTTGTATAGACTGACCAACATTTAAGCCGCCTAATGGTGATACGTAAAAAGGATTAGCCATTACCAAACCCCTGCATAGTTAACTGTTTTATATCCGTCACGCTCACCAACCAAATGCGGGGCGTACTGTTCAACCTCTTGCGCAATGACGCCTTGTGACTCGCCTTTTAACCCTAACTTTTCAGCAAGCTTGTTCCACGTCCAAGAATAAAGTTTATGGCCGTTTATCTTACCTATAAACTTAACATTATCTTTAAGTCTCTCGTCAGAGAACAAACCAGCCAAACTAGTGCCGATATTAACCAAGTTACCTATACCTTGCTGCTCTGCCTGCGCCGCGCCCGTAATACCTTGCGCCATTGTGTTACCAATGTTGCTTGTGGCTTGCGCTACGCCCGCTGTGTTTGGTTGATAACCTGCTAGCTGACCGAATCCGCCTAGATACTGATTGGTTAAGCCCTGTAATACGTTTTGGCTATTCTGCGCTAAAGCCTGCTGCACATTACCGCCACGCAAACCGCCAGTAGCCGCCGCATTGCGCAATACCGCTTCTTCGCCTTGGCTCACCATTGATTGATAGAATGGGTTAGCCTGCACTTGGTCAATCAACCCTTGCTGATTGCCGCCATAGAAATCCATTAACCCGGTTAAGCCGAATTGCTGCGCCTGTAGTAATGGCTCTTGGCTTTGTTTAAGGTAGTCTAACGCTTCACGCTGAAAAGCTACGCTTGTATCTGCGGCCTCTCTGCTTGCATTGGCTGCGGTCTTACCCGTTATGCCATCAAAAATTTTACCCATGAAACTCATTTTGTTTTCACCATTACTTTAGCTGTGCCGTGCTCAAACTCAAAGTTACCTGTATCGGTAAAGCCAAGCTTGCGGCAAAGGTTAATCACTGATTGACGCTTAACGTCAACCGTTGCTATGACCATCTTACACCATTCAAAGGTGTTAAGCATGTAATAACAGTATCGCTTACATGCCTCTCTTAGATTTTTCATGTTTTCTTTTTTACAACCTACGTGCGTAATAACAGCACCGCCACGCTTAACGGCAGAAAACACGACGCCACCAAAGCTGTAATAACTAGCATGTTTCTCAGTTTCACGACCAAATACTTCTACAAATTGGCTCTTATCAATTATAACGCAATCCATCCGGTGTTTTCTCCGTAGGCAGGGTTATAGTACAGTTGGTTAATATCAGTATCGATATACAGTAGCGAGTAGTTAGCGCTCGTTACGCCGTTAGGGTCTCCACTGCCGGATAAAGGGCTAAACTCTCCACCATTAACCGCAACGAGAAGTGCTGTGACCGCGTTAACTAGATTCTGATAGTCTCGCTTAAGTTGGAAGTAATCTTCATCCTTAACGGGCTTCTGAGCGCTTGCAATATCACTAAGCGTAATAAGTTTTTGTAGTGTTGATGGGATTTTATCTATCATTAATCATTAACCCAGAAAACGCCATTTTATCTTTACTGATAAATCTAAATCGCAGACTAAAGGACTGTGCCACATAACCTAAGCGCCTTACGATGTAATTCGTGTTGTAGTTGTCTGGCTTGCTCACCACCGACCAATGCTCCTCACCCCATGCTACTGCGTCGTAGGATAATGACATAGCAACACTGACAGATTGATTCGAATAGCCTGCAATAGTGTCTAACTCGACTTGGTTGATGCTCACACGTTTAGCGGGAATGATAGGTGTATAAATTAGCGCCTCTTGCGCCTCGTCATACTGCGCAAAGCTTTGCTGGTCAAGATAGCCAAGCTTATTTTCTAACCTGTCACCGTACACCCACTTGCTTATACGAGGGTCAAATACGCCGTAGATGCCTCGCCATGTGTCATTGTCGCCGGTCTTTAAAAACGTCCACGCTGCTGCTATACCTTGTTGCTGACCTACCGTGTGGTTATATAACAGGGTGTGCCTTGGTAAGTGAACAATCAAGAACTTGTCGCGGTCAACTGTCCTATCTTCCAGCACCGCACCCGACAATTCGCTTTCTGTATACTCGCCTAGAATTTTATCAATTTCACGCGTCGCAATTGTCGCTTCATTCGCGCCATTCAAAATATGAATAGACGGGCTTTCATCTTTTCTGCCACCTAGAATGAATATAGCACCATCAAGAAAGCATTTGCAGTGCGTACCGATGATGCCAATACGATTAGATTTGCCAGATATAACTTGAAGTGGGGAAGCATTAACATCGCTGTTAGCGTTAAAATAAAAGTATTCTGTGGAGTAGCGGTTAAACGCTACAATTTGATTGCTGTCAGTGCGCAACAACCCCTTTATTGGGTCAGATGCAAACTCGCTTGACACGTAATCTAAAACGCGGATTTCGGTTTCATCAGAGAGCGAGGTGTTGTATATAAACTCTCCGTCAGTCATCACATAAATACCACTGAACCATGTTATGTCTATCGGGACACCTAGATTATCACTAACAACCTCTTGCAGCCCTGCTTCGTCATATAGGTAAAATCTACCGCCAGCCACAATAGCAAGACTGTTGAATGACTCAGCAAATGATACTGTACCTTGACCTGCGATAGCGCCAATATTCTCAATAACGCCATCAGTCGCAACGCTCTCCAGGTTATTTCCAGACACGCGAAAATGCCTATTAAGGCGCTCGTTAAAGTAACCGCCTCTAGCCGTGCCGCTAGTCTGCGCAAACTCGGTCAAGCCATCATGCGCTAGTAGATATCCCGTATCACCCTCAACCTGTGACGCAACTGCTGTCATGTTCACAGGTAGATTGTCGCGATAGTCGTACTTGCTTTTGCGCTGCCCTTTGATTAGTGGAATCATTTTCGTCTAAACACCAGTCCAAAATAAGCCGAAATTCTATGGTTTATATTGTTACCCTCTGCCTTCAGCAAAATATCTGTGCCTTGGTCAAATTGGATAGGTGGCATAAAGTTTAGTTGAGTTGATGAGCTGTTAGTACCCACCGTTAACGTGCCTCTTCTTCGCCAAGGGCCAGCATTTCTACCGGACTCAAGACCTCTATCTCTTGTGTAAAGGTGCAGCGTTCCAAATTGGCTATTAGCGCCCCCTGCATCACGCGAGTCTGTTGGCGTGGCTTGAAAGAAGTAGGCAACAAATCCGCGAGGGATGGTGTAATAACAGCCTGAGAATTGCTGGTCCTCAGGAAGCATCTTAGCCATTACTGTACCAGCTGGCGGCGTTGCTAGGTTTGACGTTGAAACATACACCTCACCAAGTACGCCAGATTCCTCTACGGGAAATCCAACGGGCTGTACGCCAAGCCACGTGCCTATGCTTACTGGCGTTGTGCCGTTAAGTTGGTAAACTGCCGTCACCTCATTCACATTTTCATCAAACGTTCTCAGCACGATATTTGCCGTGTCTGATGCGTCAGTTGAAACAATAAACATTTCTTGCGGCGTGGTGGGAAATTGAATATCACCATCATTCGGTCCAATTGGCGCAACACAGTATTCAGTATCAGCCAGCGGCATTTGACGCGTTCCAAACAGGTATATGTCTGACACTCCATCGAAGTCGCCCTCCGCTATTGCTACACCTATACCTATATCTGAACTTATAGACCACGGCAAATTAAGATTAGCCATTACACAGCCCTCACTGTTATCCACACCTTTTCAAGGTTAACCCTGCCAAGTGTGGTTGTAATTTTAACTATTAGCGAATTCGTGCCAGCGCTAACACCTGTCACCACTAACTCAACGCCGTTCAAGTCTTCGGTTAACTGGCTAGTTTGTGCAATGCCGCCGCTGATATCTTGTATTTCAAACGATGATATTGTTTCACCGGCAGTTAGAAATATGCTGAAATCAACCGTTAACGGGTAAGTCTCACCCACATCAATCTGCACGGTATCGCAATCAATGGGCGCTCTGTTGTCGCCGCCATAGTAACGCGACCAGACACCAAGACGGTTTGTGTTTCCGCTTCCTCGCGGCATTGTACGTGGTTGTACGTTCTGGCGTGGCAGTGTCTTCTTACCTATCATACTAGACCAAGCCTGTGCTGCTTGACGTTGCAGTGTTGCGCTTGGCTCAATGCCGTAATCAGAGCAAAGCAGTAAACCTAGCCGCGACTGTACAGCGTGATACCACATAGGGTCTATCTTGCTATCAGTGCTAAGACATGGCTCATCTTCATATTCGTAATTGATGCAAGCGTTTTTGCTTTGCAGTTCGCGCATCATATCTTCAAGCGTTTCCACTGCACCTGCAAGCTCATCACCTGTCGGCTGCGTGGTAATGCCTGAGATTTGCGCTTTGCGAAAGGCTGCGGCGACTAACTCGCCTTTAGTCTTGCTCATTGAGTTTCTTCTTTAACGTGTCAATCTTGGCGGTTTTCCAGTTTGAGATACCAGCATCTTTAGCCGCTTCTCGCACTTCTTCATTGCTTAACTTGCCACTCTCGTTAGCGTCTGCATCGGCTAAGTCGGGGCTTGAAAAGTAACCGTCCTGAAGTAACGCATTGACGCGCACTGCGTCTACTCGAAATTCTTTGACTTCACCGTCAATGCGCTTATATAGAATTGCACTCATAGTAACCTCACTGGTCAGAGTTGTTTGCGTATAGTTAGTGTACTACATTATTCAGAAAATAAAAAACCCCGCACTTAGACGGGGTTTCTTTTATTAGCTACTCACTTAAAAAGTGGTTGCAACACCTGCGCGGCTTGGGTCTTTCATGGTCAACCCGTACCATACAAATGTACGGTAGCGTAGTTGTAGGTTAGCAATGTTAGCATCATAAACCATATACATGTTCAGACCGTTAGATAGTGGTTGTGAAATCACTTTCATGCCGTCTAGGTCACCAAGCATTTGCATAGGCACTTCACCGCCAACAACTTCAATCGCGTCTTTATCCCAGAAAAGGTTAGCACGTGCTGAAGCATCAGTGTTTACGCGGTTGATAGTTGCGCCACTAGTGATAGTAGTATCAACGTTAGCGTAAGACTTCTCAAGCGTAGACAATGAGCCATCATCAAGCGCGATAGGCTTAGGCATGATAGTCATCGACGTTGCATCTGGTTTAGCTACAACAGTGAATGTCATTGCTTGACCAGTGTTTGTTTTATCAGCTAGACCAACTGACTTGATAGTTGTACCACCGTTAGCGATAGTGATTTTGTCACCTACGTTATAACCAGCCGATGAAGTTACCGCGATAGTTGCTTTACGGTAATCAACGTTTGATACATCATAGCTATCAGCCGCTACTGTGCCACCTTCAGGCTTAAAGCTTGCCGCCGCTGTGGTAGTTGTCGCAGGGTCCGCGCCGCCCACGATGTTAGGCAGGAATGAACCTGTATAAACATCAAACTCAGCAACGTTAGAGCCGATTTGACCAGTCATCCATGTATCCTCAGGGCGACCACGCACAGTCTGACGACTCGCCAAGTCTTGACCGAATTTACGTGTATCACGGTCATTCAGTACAAAACAGCGCTGGGTGTGCTTACCTTGACGCTCATTCATAATGGCTTGGCCTTCACTGATGAAGTCGAAGCCAGATACAGTGTTACTACGGTAATGCAGTGAGCCACTAGTTGCAATCAGGTTGGCAATTGACTTGTTAAGCTCAGTTGCTTGCTGACGACCAGAAGTACGGCCCGCATCTTCCCAGTAGTGTTTGTCACGCATGTTATCAACACGAACAGATACAAAATCGTTTTTAGGCGTACCGAGGTAAGCAGGGTATGCCTCTTCGATAATGCCAGTTTCTTGACCTGTTAAATCCCAACCTTCAATGATTGGTCTGTGTTGCTCTTTCGGGCGCCAAATGACGTTACCAGCATTCTGCATCGTACCACCTTCGGGGGTGAACACCTGCGTTTTGTCGATAAGCATCGTTTGGTCTTCATAGGTTTCAAGCTGCTGCTCGAAAAGTGTTTCTGCTACTTTGTTTGCCGTGATAGACATAATTAATCGCTCCAATTGCGAGTATCAATACCTTGACGCTTTGCCTCTCGTTTTATATCAAGACGGGCTTGCACGTTGCTCCCGGCTTTCTTATAGCGTTTCAATAACGCTTCACCGGGTGTTTTAGTGCTGCCACTGCCTTTCAACTCAGGGCTTGGCGCAGGTGCTGACGATTTACGTTTAGTAGGTGATTGAATAGAGGCTTGTAGTTTACCTAAGTACGCCACTGTGCTTAATCCGCTTGGGTCAGTTGCAAATAAATTCGCGACCTCTTGCATCTTCGCAGGGTTAACGCCTAGTTGATAAAATACTTTCTCACTTCCTTCACCTAACGAGTCAAGTGTTTTGATAAGGGAATCAACAATATTATCTCCCCTACCTTTAGCGATTCGCTCAAATGATTCTCTGACTGCTCGGTCTGCTTGAGTGTACTTCTCTTCGCTTACCTTGCCTTCTTCAACCAGTTTCGCCGCTCGCGTGTAATGACGGTCTACCGCCTCTTCTAGCGCTTTCTTTTGACGCTCTGCCGCTTCGCGCTGTTGTTGCTCTGCCTGCTTGGTAGTTAGAGTAGATGAAAGCTTTGTTTCAATCTTCTTTTCGTACCAGTCATCTAGTGCTGCTTCATGCGCGGCTTCGTCGTAATCAAAATCTTCTAGCTTTGGCTTAGGCGGCATCTTCTCAGGTGCTGCCTGTTGCGCACTGCCAGATTTCAAACGTTCGATTTCAGCTTTTAATGATTCAAGTTCGTCATCTTTCTCATGCAGCTTGGCTTTCAGTTTCTTTCTAACGGCCGCCGCTTCACGGTTAGGTTTAAAACCAGAATCTCCATCATCAGGAGTCGCTACTTCCTCTTGCATCCAGCTTTCAATATCCTCGGATTCTTCCTCGTCGGTGTCGTCTTCGGTTTCTTCAACGGTAGTTTCAACAGGTGCAATGGTTACTTTAGTGTCTTGTTGTTCCTCAACCTCAACAACTTCGGTTTCCTGCTCTGCTTCTTCTTCCGCTGCGTTTTTAGCTTTCAGCTCTGCAAGCGTTAATTTTTCTGCCACTTTTTATCCTCGTAGTGTAACGATTAATTATCTATG